CCTGACGTTAATAGTTTAAATTACGTATATTATAACGAAGAGACTGGTGATTACGATGAGGTTGATGTTCCCTTAGATTGTGAGGACACCTTGCTTACTTATATACTTTCTTATAAACTAGAAAAAAGATAATGTACTTATTAAAGATTAGTAAGAAGGGCGAGAATCTTATAGACGAAGACAATGGTGTTCTAGGAGTTCCTGAGTTTCAAAAGATTTTAAAGGAAAAGAAGTTAGGGCAGAAGGCTATGAAGTTTATAGCTCTAAGTCAAGACTACGATTCTCCTTATAGGTACTTAAACGAGAAGGATAGGAATAGGCAAATTGCTTCTGACATATTTGGGAAGCCCGATTGGGCTGACACTAAACATCCCTTAGTGCAGGCAGGTATAGAGAAGTATCGCAAACTACAGAGAGATCCGTTAGACGATCAACTAGAAGCTTTTAATAGAAAGATAGACCAATACACTACCCTTATTAATGACTGGCACTTAGATGAAGAAACTGCTGAGAACTTACAGAAGGTAATGATAGGTATAGAAAAATTACTAGGCACTAGAACTGTTTTGCTAGAAGCTATAGAACGTAGAGGAGAAAGAAAAGTAATTAGTGGCGAACAAACTCTGAGCTTTTTAGAGGATAGAGCCGTTAGATTAAAAGACGCTTAATGGCTAAGAAAACGTTTGACGTACAAGCTTATAGACCGATTCCTAATCATGGACATCCAAAGCTAGATCAAAGCAGTTTAATATACCAAGACTACTGGGAAGAAGAAATGAACCGATGTATCAATGGCTTTAAACCTATTGGTGGTGATTGGATTCCTGGTAACTACTATTGGTATCTTAACTACTATATGATTCTTGGTAACGATGGTAGCAACGGAAACCGTAAAACTCTAATATACCCTTGGTATAGAGATATGGATAAAGAATACTTTATGCTCTTTGATACCTGTCGTAAGGAAGGTAAGGGTATGATTGTTATTAAGGCTAGGGATAAAGGGTTTAGTTATATGAACTCTGGTTTAGTAGGTCATGAATTTACATTCTTTCCGCATTCCGAGGTCGGAATTGCGGCTGGACTTGGTGTTACAGCTAACTCATTTTTTGAGAAAACAAAAAAAGGGCTGATGAATCAGCATCCTAACTTTAGGCACGGTTGGTTGAAAGACACTAAAGACGTGCTAAGGGCTGGCTATAGACAGAAGAACGCTGAGGGTAGATGGGAGATAAGTGGTTATCAGTCAGTTATACATTGTAGAACAATGGATGATCCAGAAGTTTACAAGGGTGAGCGTTTATCTATAATGATATTTGAAGAAGCAGGGGAGTTTAAGAGATTGAAGAATGCTTACATGTCTTCTAGGGCTTGCTTTATGGATGGGGCTTTACAATATGGAGTACCTATTGTTGGTGGTACAGGTGGTGATATAGATGCTGCCTCTGCTGACTTTATGGATATGTATTACAATCCTGACGCATTTAATCTTATACCAATGTTTATACCTGCGTCTAGAGCCTTACACGGATTTTTTAGCCCTAACACTGGTGTAGATGACGAGCAAAAAGCTTACGAGTATATAGAAGCAGAAAGAACAAAGATATTAGAAGGTGGTGGAGATAGTAAGGCATACAACTTGCATTTACAAAACTACCCTCTTACAATACAAGAAGCGTTCTTAAAAACAAAAGGATCTAGATTTGATATAGCATTACTTAACCAACAAAGGGGTAGAGTGCAGGAACTAGCTGATCCTGAGCAACATATAAGTACTGGTAATATAGATTGGGTTATTGATGAGAATGGTTTAACTAACGAGGTTAAATTTACACCACATCCTTTTGGTCCTTATAAGATATTGCATGAACCACAAACTCACATGTCTGGATTAGATATAGGTGGTATTGATTCATACGATCAAGATCAAGCTGGGGCAGCACCATCTTTAGGTTGTGCTATGATATTTAGACGTATAGCAGACACTAATCAACCATATAGGCTACCTGTAGCTGAATATACTGATAGACCAGAGACGGCTGAGATGTTTTTTGAAGGATGTCTAAAATTAGCTGTATATTACAACGCTCAAATGCTAGTAGAGTACACTAAAATTGGTATACTAGATTACTTCCTTAGAAATAAGGCTCAGAAGTATTTAAAAACAAAGCCTAGGTCAGCTCACTCTCCTGGAACAAAGACTAGAAATAACTATGGTGTTCACATGAATAAGCAAGTTAAGGGTTATATGGAATCATTAATGTATGACTACATAAAAGAAAGAGGTGATGAAATTTGGTTTATAGATCTATTAAACGAGCTGTGTGACTGGGGTTCAAGAAATACCGATAGAGCAGTTGCGTTTGGCTTGTGTCTTATCCATGAAAACGATAACTTTGCAATTGAAGTAAAAAACAAAGAAGAGGACTCTATAAAAGAAAGTGGATTTATATATTACAAATACGATAGTAACGGAATACCTGTTAAACATATAAGATAATGAAGAATTACCCTAGTCAATTAATACCTGATTCTAAGAAAGATGTAAAATGGTGTGAGCAAATGCTTGACGCTATAGTCAATCATACAGATCATATAAGTAGTCCAGAAAACAGGTATCGACTAAAAGATATTAGAAACTACGACATATACAATGGTGAGTTTAATCGTGATGACTACAAGTATCTTACAGAGCAGTACGGTTACAATTACCCAGCTAGATTAGTTAACTATCCTATAGTACAACCTAAAATAGATTTATTATTAGGTGAAGACCTGCATAGACCACTTGATACTAAGGTGGTTACAGTTAATCAGGAAGCTATCAACAGAAAAGAAGACCATAAAGTTACTATGGTTATGAATAAGTTGATGGAAGAGGTTAAGGAAGAAATGAAGAATTTAGGTATGGATGTTAAAACTGAAGGACAGGAAATCCCTGTTCCAGATGACATAGATACATTTATGCGATACAACTATAGAGAGTCTATAGAAGAATCTATTCAAGACGGGTTAGAGTTTTTAGCTAACAAGTATAAAATTAAAAATAAGTTTAAGGAAGGCTTTAGAGACTTACTTATAACTGGAAAAGAGTGTTACCGTGTAGAGATTAAAGACGGAGATCCTCAAGCTAGAAGAGTAGACCCAAGGTCTATAGCTTATGACTTGTCTAACGAAACAGATGACTTAGGAGAGGCTAATTGGATTACCGAAGAAAGATGGTTATGTACTAGCGATATTATTGATGAGTTTGGAGAGCAACTTGATGAAAAGCAGATAAGCTTAATAGAATCAATGTCTCAGCAAAACAAGTCTGACGTTCAATCAGAATTTAAAAACTGGTACATGAATGGTGAAACTGGAGAGCTAAGAGTTAAGGTTGTTCATGCAGAATGGAGATCTTTAAGAAAAATACAATACAAAATAAGTCCTAACAAGCATGACGATGACAAACCGTTTAGAAAAATGGTTTCTGATAAGTATAAAAAACGTAAAGGAGAGAAAGTTCGTAAAGTTGTTGTTGATGATATTTGGCAAGCTACAAAGATTGGCGGTTCAATTATGGTTAATGCTCAACGAGTTCCTAATCAGATACGTTCTATAGATGATCCTAGTGCTGCCAATTTAAGTTATGTAGGTTGTATTAGAAATCACACTACTGGTAGTTCTGTGTCTATGGTTGACTTACTTAAAAACGTGCAAATGCTATACAATATAACTATGTATCACATAGAGTTATGTATGGCTAGGTCTGGTGGTAAGGCTGTTGTTTATGATGTAGCTCAAATGCCTGCAAATCTTGGTATGAATATGCAGGATATAATGTATCATATTAAAAATGATGGTATTATACCTATAAACTCTAAGGATGAAGGTATGCAAGCGCAAACCTTTAATCAATTCCAGCAGATTGACTTTACATTATCAAACTCTGTTCAGCAGCTTATAAACCTTAAGGGTATGCTAGAAGATATGGCTGGACAAGTGTCTGGTGTTACTAGACAGAGAGAAGGTCAGATTGAGCAGTACGAACAGGTTGGTAATCAAAAAAGAGCTGTAGTTCAGTCAGCTACAATTACTCGTTCTTGGTTCTGGTCGCATGATTCAGTTAAACAAGACGTGTTAATGCGTTGCGCTAACCTAATGAAGGTTTGTTGGGCTGAAGGTAAAAAAACAGCAACAGTATTTGGTGATGGAACTTATAAGTTTATTTCTATACTACCTGACGTAGCATTAAATGACTACGGAGTATTCTTAGGTGATGGAGGTAAAGACGAAGAGATGAAAGCTGCTGTTACTCAGCTAGCTCAGTCTGCATTACAGTCTGGTCAAATAGATATGCTAGATGTTATTAGAATATATAAGTCTGATACAATGACTGAGGCGGAGCATATACTTGAAAGAGGATTAGAAGCTGCTAAAGAAATTCAAGCTCAACAACAACAAGGAATGCAAGAGCAGGCTCAAGCAGAAGCAGAAGCTAAAGCTCAAGAGCAGCAGATA